TTTGCTCATAACCGCATTTCTTTGAAATAAAAACTCGCAAACTCTGCTTTTAGCTTATCTTCTTCTTTATTGCCTATTGCAAAGAATGGTCTTGTAATACGTCTTTTGCCTACCCCAAATGTGTCGTGATAACTGGCTATCTTTGCTCTTTCCATGTTTGAGAAGAATAAAGTGCTTTTGAACCTCATTGATGCACTAATTTTAAAATCAAGGCTACGAAACATCTTGCCAGTATCGGTAAGGTCTACAAATCCTGTTTGTCTACCCCTCTTTTTACGGCTTCTGACTGTGCCTTTAGCGTATGCCCTCATTTGACCCCCATCGGGTAGTTTACCCGCCTGTGTACGCTTTGTAATCATTAGAACCGCCATATTTGAAACCCTGTTCAATGATTTTTGAATAACAGCCTTTTGTTTTCTGCCTATTCTCTTTAATAGGTTTGTGACCTCTATGGAATTAACGTCTACTTTTACGTCTACTGCCATTAGCGAACTAATCTTAAATGATGTATAGGTTCTTTTTCGCTGTCGCTTACTGTACCGCCACCATCTTCATCGTATTCGACCCCATCCCTTAGAATAGCTTGGAATTCTTCTTCATATCTATCCCTGTAGAAATCAATTTGCACTTGAAATGCGTCTTTTCCTTCGCCTGTGTCGGGGTCACGCCATTTAGTCAAAATAGGATAAATATACTTCCATAAGCATAAATACACTACTGATTGTGTCCATTGTGAGTCTGTGAGTTTAGAACTATCCATTTCTACTGACGTTATCTTTGTAATGTCCTTGTAGCGTACAGTATGCCTATATCTTTCCCACCATTCTTCTCTTACACGCCTAATAACATCATTTTCAGCAAATTGAAGTTGGTCTTCAAAAGTTGTTACCCCAAAACCTAAAATGTCTGGTTGTATTTTCTGAAGACTGGTATTAGCAACATTAAATTCGTTCGTAGCCATTATTCAGCTTTCTTTGTTTTCTTAGGCTTTTCTTCTTTCAATTCTGGTGCGGGTTGTGCTTTTGGCTTGCCATCATCTAGCTTCCAACCTCGTAAACCCCAAATGTTTATATTGTTTTCGTAATCTACTTTGCGTCTTTCGATTACCCTATCGCCTTTAACAAGCTTTACCATTTCCATTGTCATAATCCCTTAAAAAAAGGGGGTAGTTTCCCACCCCCATAGTTTTTATGTAGCTAGTGTATCAGCAGTTAACTTAACTCCATAAGAGTCATGTATTTCACTAACTCCATAAACGGCAGTAGCAACAATTTCATCTGCTCTTAATGAAGCATCTCTTTGTGTTTCTAGCTTTAGGTCTTGCATCATTGCTAACGCTAGAGCGTCTTGAGAGAATACTCCACCGATAGAGTCATCAGAACCATCAACAGAAATATTTGAAGATTCAAAGATTTGAACCCCCGCAATAGTTCCTACGAAACCGCTTCTCATAGCTTCGTTTGATAGTTCGGTATCCCTACCAACAAAGGTGTTTGTCAAAGACTTCTTCACATTGAATATCTGCTTTGGGTGAAACACTCCATAGTAAGGTGCGGGTGCATTTGCTGTTCTTAGCTCTGCACTTGCTTCAAAGATGTCTTGAACTGTTAGTTCTTGACCCGCTCCACCCGCTTTCTCTGTTGAAAAGCCTGTGAATAGTGCTGATAAGTCTGCATCCACTTTTCTTGCTATAGCTTCACCGAATAATCTACCAATGTCACCCGCAACATTTCGTGATGCTGAGTTTCTTGCTAAGTCGGTTAATGTGGTCATAACACCTACTTCACTAGCTGTTATTGTAACAGAAGTTGGGTTTACGGCTGTGTTTGATAGGTCAGTTGCTTCATTTACCGCTGATGCTGATACTGTTGCATATATTGGAACTTCAACAGATTTACCACCACCCGCTATTGTGTAGTTTCTGACTAGGTTTCTCATTATTGACTGCTCGCTTGCTACGAACAATGCTTCAGCTACGATTTCGGTATACAGTTCCGAAATTGTGCTACTGGTTGTTTCATTTGCCATTTTTTACTCCTTTAAATAAAACAAATTAAGGGTTTGAGTTAATCACATAAGGTTTAGAATTTCTTTGCTTTCGATATTCAGCATACTTCTTCCTGTCCTCTGGATTGTTCATATTTAATTCACTCAGATTTAAAGGCTTGTTGAGTTCTTGCCTATCCACATTTGACACAGAGCCAGAACCACTTGGGGTAGCACTAACAAAGTGAGGGTTTTGTGTAAGAAACTCTTGCACTAATTCGTCTGTGGTCAAAAGTTCACCCGCCTTATTGTATCTTGTAACACCATTTTTATCAAGAATTTCCACATTACCGCTTTCATTAAGTTGTATATTCGTTTTAAGCAACTCAACTACTTGGTCTGGATTGATAGCTTTATTCCTAGATGCTGAAGATAATAACGATTTATTTATTTTTATATCTCTTAGCTGATTTTCTAAGTTTTCTTTTTCTTTGTTGAATTCTTGGGTTCTGGTTTTTAATATTTCTTCAAACTCACCCTTTTGAATTTTTTGTGCTTCTTCTGCTTGCTTTTGTGTCTTGACCGCATTTATAGCAACATCTAAGTCATCAACACCTAGCTTTTTATACATAATACCTCTTTCTTTGGCTAATCGCTTTCTAACGATTTCATTCATTTCATCTTCTGTGAATGTTACCCCGCTTGGTGTATCTTGTACTTGTGGTTCTTCTTCTTTTGTTTCAGTAGTCTGTTCTACTTGGTTTTCTTCAGCCATTTAAATCTCCTTTATTTGGATAATATCTTTATAACAAAGTTTTATATCAAATGCTACTAATCTTCATCTTCTGGTTCTAGCCAATCATAATTACCTTCTTTACTGGCTATCTCTGTTAATCTAAGGTGCATACCTTCATCATAACTAGCATAAATAAGCAAATCATCATTGCCTATTTGCCTTCCTATCTCTCTAAATCTTTTATAATCTTTGACACTCAATACTTTTTTTTCAAAAATATCCCCCGCTTCTGCTAGTAATTCATTCATTTCAACACCTCATTTTCTAAAAATTCAATAAATTTAGGGTCTACTAGTTCTTCTCTACCCATGTGATACAAACTAAAGTTTTCTGCAAACCATTCTTTTGTATTTGATGCCGAATAGCGTGTTGCACCGCCACTTATATTTTTTTTCCCTTTGCCTTGTAATAGTTTTCCTAATGCTTCTTCTATTGGTATCCTAGCAATAAAACCGAATTCGCCAGACCCTTTCGGCTTGATTGTCATATTTTTCATTTGATGCACTTGATGCCCAAATTCGTGATAAAGAATGTTTCGAAATCTATCCATTTCATTATCAAAATAACTAAAAGCATTATGTGGTCTAACCCATGTATTAGAATTTGTCTTTTTTTCTTTTGAAACATCATCACCTAATTTAAATGATTTGGATAAACGATTATTTATTTGATAAGAACCAGTTGAAAGAAAAACCTTTCTATAGTCTTCGTCTGGATTTTTTCTATTAAAATATTTTTGGTTTATCCTCAAATTACCATCACCCATAGACATTAAAGCTCGTCTTCTTCCGTCTACCTTAATAGACCTAATTTTTGGAACGTTATATAGTTCAGCCAGTTCATCTAATTCTTTGATGATAGCACCTAATTGACTTGCTATCTCCTTATCAAGCTTATCTATGCCTGTTACAGTTCCTATGTTTGATTTTCTAAATCTTGATAATGGAAATCCGTCTTCATCTGTTGGGTATCTTTTATCTTTTTCATTTTTTAAAATTTGTTTTCTTAGGTCTGCCAATACAACAGCTTGAGGAACAACATTTACTTCTTCTTCTCTAACTGGGTTTTTTAATGTTGACCTTCTGCCTTTTTTTATTGGGGGAAGAGGTGTTTCTTCTATCTCTGGTTCTTCTGGAACTTGGTCTACTGTTTCTTCACCCCATGCGGGGTCTGTTGGAATCCAAGTATGTCGGCATCTATATCCACCCCTTACTATAAATGGGTCACCAGTTGACTTTCCTTGCCATGAACGATTAATCCACATTTCTCTTATTTGTGCTTCTGTGAGTGTCTTATTCAACATACTCACGCAAAATTCTCTACTATCCCTAACCAAAGTTCCTGTGTAGGTGAAATGCGTCAAACCCGCTTCTTTGGCTTTTGCTATGGTGAATTGTCCGTGAAACTGCATTACTGAATCATGTGCTATCTGGCTTGCGTAACGTCTTAGGTTATTACCCGCCCTGTCGCTTGCATATTGTGTATGTAGCTTTCTCACAGCGTCTTCAACTTGTGCTTTTTTTGCACTATCAAACTTATTTTCATTTATAAAATCTACCAGTTCATTTATTTCTGCGGTGTTTGACCTCTTGTAAACTCCATTTATGTGTGAACGAATATTACTTACCATGTCTTCAAATGGTCTACCCGCTATGGTGCTTTGGTATACTTCATCGTTTATTACCTTTAGAAATCTTTCGGCTACATCTTCAAAACCACTAAATGACTGCGTTTTAAGAGCGTTCAAGGTTCTTAGGTCAACTTCTGTTAGGCTTTTAAACTTCTTAGGTATCGGCATTTCGCCAAATGTATCTAATACCTCTTTTGCAATCTTGTTATATTCATCGTTAATTATTATGTCGGCTTCATCTAAAAAGGTTGTTTCTATAAGGTTTCTTATTTGTGGTCTTAGCTGTATGGCTAGTCTTTGTGAAACAAGTTTACCGCCTGTTGCCCTTGTTACTTCTCTTACAACGTCTTCTTCAAGCCTGTATAAAACATTAATTATACGTTCTTCGTGTTGGTCAGCTAATTTATCTAGTATTTTTGACATTACAGCGGAAAGTCTTTTTTCCATGCTTTAATTGACCAGAAAGCGGGTGATAAGGACTTTTGCCCTTTTACTTCTTTAAGTACCCCACCCATTCTAGCCAGAAATGACTTTTGCCTTGCGGGTATGCTTTTCTTTATAGACATACCCCTAGCACCAAATGTAACCTTCTTAATCTTGCCAGTAGACTTGTTTTTAACATAAACACCAAACTTTTTCCGCTTAGATTCGGCTGTAGACAATCTAAATGGTTTGTTTAGCTTTACTTCTTTACCTCTATACTTTGCCATGCTAAGTCCTTGATTTTATTACCTTTTTGCCTGGATTTGTATCTATTTCTTTTTTCTTTTTGATGCTCGTCTAATAATATCTTTATCAAATGTACCAGAACGACCCCTTTTAATTAGCTTGTTTACTCTAGCCATCGCCCAAGCGTTCATAGGGATGCGGGGTCTGCTACCCGCTGATA